AGAGTAGATGACGGAGACATGTCAGCTGATGAAGCTGTTGATTTGTTTGGTACATCCAAAGGATTCAAAGTTTCTGAACCTAATGTATCTGCTGAAGTCACTGAAGAAGACGAGGACTTCTAATGCGTAGCGGCCTTGAAGAAAAGGTAGCTGCTCTATTAACTGAGATTAAAGTTGACTGGGAATATGAATCTAACTGGTACCCTTATGTCATTGAACATAAGTACATCCCAGACTTTAAAGTTGGAGATGTATATCTAGAATGTAAAGGTTATTTTTCTGCGGCTGACCGACGTAAAATGAAAGCAGTTAAGAAAGATAACCCTGATCTAGATATACGTTTCGTATTTCAAGCACCTCATAATAAACTTAATAAAAGATCGAAGACCACCTATTCCAAGTGGGCCGATAAAAACGGATTCCCTTGGTGCGCCTATTATGCAATCCCACTCAGCTGGCTCAAGCCATGAAGAATCTGAGTTCCTCTACCACCTACCATGTGATAATTGTGGGTCGTCCGACGCTAATAGCATGTACAATGACGGCCATACTTATTGCTTCAGCTGTAATGCTCGAACGTCTGGAGAAAATGAACCACCATCATCAACGCCAGCCACGACCAAAGGGTATCCTGTCAGACTAAGGAAGCGTGGTTTAACAGAGGAAGTCTGCCGTAAGTTCCGTATTCATAAGGATGGAGATGTATTACGTTTTCATTACACTAATAAGAACGGGCAAACTATTGCGGCTAAAATAAAAACTAAAGGAAAAGATTTTTACTGGGACGGTAAGAACACCGATAACCAGTTATTTGGACAAAATCTTTTTCCTGATACTGGGTCAAGACTGACCTTGTACGAAGGAGAATTAGACGCAGCGTCAGGTTATGCTGCTATGCCAACTTGGCCACACATGTCTGTACCTAATGGTGCAGCTGGAGCCAAGAAAGATTTACAGAAAGTAATTGAACTTACCCAAGGTTATGACGAAGTTGTTCTATTCTTTGATAATGACTCACCTGGTATTGCCGCCGCCGAGGAGTGTGCCGCACTTCTTAGGCCAGGTCAGGCAAAGATTGCTAGGATGGAGAAATACAAAGATGCCTCAGATGCGCTTCAGGAAGGCGACATGGAAGCCATCCGCAAAGCTATATGGGATGCAAAAACGTATCGACCTGACGGAATTGTTGATGCAAAGTCGTTACTAGATATTGTTACAACACCAGAACCACCTTGCGCTCATGACTACCCCTTTGAAGGACTCAACCAGAAACTACACGGGATCAGGTATGGAACACTTACAACAATTACTGCTGGCACTGGCTCAGGAAAGACCAGCTTCTGCCGTCACGTCGCAGCTCACTTACTGCAAGCGGGGGAACGTGTTGGGGTCGTGGAGCTTGAAGCATCAAACAGAAACACAGCATTAGGTTTAATGTCAGCGGCAGTTGGCAAACCTTTACATATCGGAGTACATGATGAATCAGAACTCAAAACAAGTTTTTCTAATACCATTGATAATTGGAATCTCTACTTGTTTGATGGCTTTGGGTCTTATGATCCAGACGTGGTTTACTCTAGGATCGAATACCTTGCCAGTGGATTGGAGTGTCGTATTGTATTCTTAGATCACCTCAGTATATTATTGAGTGGACTCGAAGGGGATGAACGACGTACTATAGATATCACTATGACCAGACTAAGATCATTAGTTGAACGTACTGGTATCGCATTGTTCTTAGTATCACATTTACGGAGAAGTAGTAATGATAGGACTTCGCACGAGGAGGGAGGCAGAGTTAGTTTGTCCAGCCTTAGAGGATCACATAGCATCGCTCAGATATCAGATTCGGTCATTGCGCTCGAAAGAAATCAGCAGGGTGGAACTACTGGAGATGCTACGACTGTTAGAGTCCTTAAGAATAGATATTCAGGCGAAACTGGAATAGCTTGTCAAATTTCATACGATTTAAACACATGTCGCTTTACTGAAAATGAAGTTAAGGAATCACCAATTTTCGACCCAACCACGGATTTTTGATGGAGGGTATGAGCATCCTTGGTATAAGCATACAGATAAAATTAAACGACCTAATCCACCAACAAGCGAAGCTGTAAGAAAAGCTAAGTTTGTAGACAAAACCTACCGATGGACAAAGAAATCAACCTAGCTTTTGACATTGAAACAAATGGTATTGATTCGACTAGACTGCATTGTATTGTCACACAGGATCTAGATACTGGACTTGTGCAAGAATACAATGATGAGAAGTATGCAGAAAACCCAAAGGATTTACCAATGGCTGCATCACGTTCAATCACTAATGCACTTGGCGACTTAATGGCTGCTACAAATATCGTTAGTCATAACGGTATTGCATATGATATACCACAAGCACAGAAGCATTATCCATTCTTTCGTAAGTTAATGGCTAAACACTGGGACACACTTATCCTTAGTCGGATATTCCATCCCAACCTTTTAGATATTGATCTAAAACGTAAGTGGCGGTACATGCCAGCTCGCTTATATGGATCACATAGTCTTGAAGCTTATGGCTATAGACTACAATGTTATAAAGGTGAGTTTGGTAAGACTTCTGATTGGGCTGAATGGTCCCCAGAAATGCAGGAATACTGCAAACAAGACGTTGCTGTTTTAGTAAAACTATGGAAGCATTTCCAAAAATACCTGAACCCGTCATCTTAGAGCACCAATTAGCTGAGGTGATGCAAGACCAGAAAAGAACTGGTTGGCCTTTCGATATACAGAAAGCTCAGGAACTAGAGAACAAATTATTAAACCGATTAGAGGAACTACGAGTTGCTACTGAAACGGTTTGTACATTTGTCCCTGGAAATATATTTATTCCTAAAAGGGATAATAAAAAGCAAGGGTATATTAAAGATGCCCCAATGCAACGCTTAAAGGATTTCAATCCTAGTAGCCGTGAGCATATTGCTTGGTGGTTCAAAACCTTTCAAGGTTGGGAACCTAACAAACTAACACCTACTGGTAAGGCAGTCATTGATGAGACTGTACTTAAAGAGATAGGTTCAAAAGAAGCGTTAATATTCCTTGAAATTCTGGTAACACAGAAGAAGTTAGGGATGCTGTCACAAGGACAGAACGCATGGTTGAAGTTGGTCAAGAATGGCAGACTTCACCACTCCTGTTTTATAGGGGCTGCCACACATAGAATGGCCCACTCGCAACCCAATCTGGCACAAGTCAGTAGTGACAAGGATTGTCGGGAGCTATTCATTACAAAACCTGGATGGAAACTTGTAGACAGTGACCTTGCAGGAATAGAATTGAGAATGTTTGCACACTACTTACATCGTTACGACGGTGGTAGATATGCAGATGTATTACTTAACGGAGATATTCATCAGGAAAATGCTGATAAGATTGGCATCTCCAGAAGGCTTGTCAAGACTGTAACTTATGCATTTTTGTATGGGGCTGGAAACCAAAAAATAGGCTTGTCGTATGACCCTATGCTATCTAAGGATAAAGCATCTAAAAAAGGGGCAGAGATACGTAAAGCTTATCTTGATGCAATTCCTGGACTTGAAAAACTCGTGACTGATGTAGCTAAAAGAGTTGAAGATGCAGGTAGCATACGTGCTATTGATGGTCGGATACTTAGTGTTGATAAGCCTCACAAGGCTTTAAACTTTTTACTTCAAGGATCAGCAGGAGTTGTCGCAAAACGATGGATATTAATAACTAATAATACACTTACTCAATATGGGATAGAACACGCACGTTATGCCTTTGTTCATGATGAACAGGTACTAGGTGCGCCACCATCATCAGCCGATCAAGTTGCGGGGGTTTGTAAACTCTCTGCATTAGAGGCTGGAGAGTTCTATAAGATCCGCTTACCTATTACCGCTGATGCAAACATCGGGACCAACTGGTCTGAAGTCCATTGAATGGGCTGCTGGACTATTCGAGGGTGAAGGTACCCTCTACAAACGCAAAAACGGAAGATGGCATATCCGTATTAAAATGACTGACCTTGATGTACTAGAGAATTTTCTAGGTGTTATTGATGCAGGACATTTAACGGGGCCATACCATCCACCTAGCCTGAAATCTCACCATAAACCTTTTTGGCATTGGGAGACTGGACGGAGAGAGGATCTTCTTAAAGTTGTTGAAAAACTATTACCTTACTTAGGGCATAGACGCAGCCAACTTGCTAGAACTTGTCTACAAGAATACGGTACTAATTTATGCTATTAATTGACACAGACTTTTTAGCTTACAAAGCAGCTCAAGCATGTGAGGAAGGAATTGATTTTGGAGATGATGTCATCGTGGCTCAATCCAATTTCAGTAATGTTCTTAAAATATTTGAGCGTGAGTTAAAGAAAGTAACAACTGCTATGTTTGATGATGAGTTTATTCTCTATTTTTCAAGTCCTCAAAATTTTAGGAAGAAAATTTCTGCCGATTACAAAGGACATCGAAATAGGCGTAAGCCTCTAGGGTATAAAAGACTTGTCAACCACTGTAAAGATAAATACAGATTTGTCCTCCGAGATGGTTTGGAGGCAGACGATGCTTTAGGAATGGATGCAACGAAGTATCCAGATAAAGAAACAATTATCGTCAGTCCAGACAAAGATATGAGACAGATTCCTGGGGTTCTATGGGACATGAAGGGTGATGTTGAAGAGATTACAAAAGAAGACGGTGATATGTGGCATCTAATTCAATCGCTAGCTGGAGATCCAACAGACGGATACCCTGGCTGCCCTGGAATTGGTGTGAAACGTGCAACCGAGTTGCTCAATAAGCACGAGAACAAATGGGAAGCTATTTGTCAGGCTTATAAAGAAAGAGGGTTATCAGACGACGACGCTCTACTCAACGCACGTTTAGCTAAGATTCTACAACACACTGACTACGATTATGACCGCCAAGAGCCAATCCTATGGACCCCAGTATTATAAACGGGGTAACATAGAAGTCTGGGATTTTATTAAAGACCAAGACTTAAACTACTTTCTCGGTAATGCTATTAAATACATTTGCCGAGCAGGTTACAAAGATGATCCTAAAAAGGATCTTCAAAAAGCTATCCACTATTTAGCCAAAGAATTATCACATGTCTCTGACAATAACCCCAGACATACACAAGACATTCCTCAGCCAACAAGCGGAGGAGTTCCGACAGACTTACTCGATTGGCAATTCGAGGGGTCGGGCACCTCGGACTAAACAAAAAGACTTGATGATCGAAGAGTTCAAAGAATTTTTAGAAGCTGAAGGTATGTTATTTAGAGATAACCCTACACTCAGAGCTGAATGTTTAAAAGAACTTGCTGATCTAGTTTATGTTTGTTACCAGTACGCTGCTAACATGGATTGGGATTTAGATGAGGCATTACATAGAGTACATGAAAGTAATATGTCTAAGTTAGATAAAAACGGTAAGCCTATCTACCGAGAAGATGGCAAGGTTCTTAAAGGACCAAATTATGCACCACCCAATTTAGAAAATTTAGTTTAATGACTGCAAATGTTATCGCCCGTACAGGTCGAGTACAAAATTGGATTGATAATCCTGATGGCCGTCTCCCTGTCAGCTGCACTGTATTCGTGGTTGAAGACTCGATGGAGGGAGAAAATGGCATCGAAGCGTCTTGGCGTTTTGCTTCACATGCTCTCAGATACGGAGCAGGAGTTGCAATCCACCTATCCAAGTTACGATCAAAAGGAACTGAAAATGGCAAAGGC